TTTTAATTTTTATAATATCTTTCTTTTGAACATCTTCACAAGAACCCCAATTTGATACCTGTTTAAAATGTTGCTCTCCATCAAGTTCTATAAGAACTTTATTTTCAGAAATTCCAAAATCAAATGGCATCTTCTGTTTAGTTTCTTCATTTATACACCAATCAAACCGCAACTGTTTCTTAATTTCAGGATATTCTTTTTCCAAGTATTCTAAAAGCTTACCTTCGGATTTGTTCTTACAATATGGACACCAATAACCTGTAAGTACATTATACGCTCTACTTTCAAATTCCCTTGAACATTTATCACAGTTAAATTTGTATAAACTTTCTGAACCTTTAAATACATCTCTAGGATTTTTAGTATTTTTAGAACTCCAGCACGACACTTTTGGATGTGATGCAAATGATTTATCAAAGCACAATTTACAATTATTATCAGAACATAATACTTTATTTGTACAATATTTACAACAACCTTCTTTAGTATTAAATTTATTAATAATTATATACAATTCATGATTACATTTATCACAATTTAGATATACTTTCTTATTTGATTTAAGAAATACATCTCGTGGATCAAATGTATTTTTAGTACTCCAACTTCTACATATTAAGTCATTTGATTGACATGATTTACTACAACACATAAGACAGTCTTCATCTTCACATAATTTTTGATTTGAACAAAATGGGCATAATTTGTCTTGCTTTATAATAAATAGTGTAGTATTAAATTCATGATCACAATCTTTACATTTAAACCAACATTTTGCTTCAGATCCTAATGAATATTCACGTACTGATTTTGGATTCCTTGGTGACCATGATAAACTCATAGGATGACTTGCAAATGACCTCTGAAAGCAATATTTACATTCTAAATCATTACATAATTTCCCTTTATTACAATATGCACACCATTGTCCTGAATTAATATTACGTGGGCAAAGTGTTAATTCATGTCCACATCCATTACAATCAAATAGGAATGATGAATTAGAATTCTTAAACACATCCCTTGCACTCAATTCATTTCTTTTACTCCAGTATTTCGAACGTTCATGTGATGCGAATGAACGTTCAAAACACTTTTCACAATCTTTAGTATTACACAATCTTTTAGATGTAGAATCACACATTTTTATATAACTTATAAGTCTAAAAATTCATATTTTTCAATTTTTAAAACTGTGTATAATTATTACTTAAATAATATACACAATAAATACGTATACAATACTATGAGTACATACATTTTTTATCATATTTTTTGTAATGATAAGACTTTACCAATTGTTACAGATCAAATAAATAAAATAGTATTTAGTCAATTATACAAAAAGGTTGATACAATTTATTGTTTTCTGGTTGGTCTACCTGAATATATAGATTCAGTTAAAACACTAATTGAAAATTCTGGTAAAAAGTTTATTATTGGTGATATTGGTATAAATGATAAAACATTTGAAAGTTTTACTGTTCGTAAAATAAAAAATTACATTCAACCTGGAGATAAGCTATTATATATACATTCTAAAGGTGTTGGGCATACAAATCCACCTCATATTAAAACTGTAACTGCTTGGAGAACATTTATGGAATATTTTTTAATTTCGAATTACGAAGAATGTATAAAGGATTTAGATACATATGATCTAGTTGGTGTTAATCTTCAGCATCAACCATTTTTACACTATTCAGGGCATTTTTGGTGGTCAACTGGAGCCTATTTCTTAAAATTATCGAGTATGCATGAATTAGGAACAGGTCGTTGGGATCCAGAACAATATATATGTAAAGCAAATCCAAATGCTAAAACATATCACAATTCAAATGTTGATATGTATGGTAATGAATATTCATTAAAAATGTTTATTGATCAATAGTTTAAACAACCATTATAAGTATACTTAAATATGAAAATTGCTAAGCATATTGCATTTTATTATACTGATACAACAAAATATCGTGTTCAATATCTTAATCGTATTATAAATGCAGTCAATTCATACATATGCTCTACAGATATATTTATTCACACAAATAGTCGTGAATTTAATGTGTCAATGATTCATAAAAATACTAATGGAAATATTTCTGTAATATATCATGATATTTCAAATGAACATCCATATTTTTTGACATGGCGTCCAAGATTTCTTATTAAACAACAAATCAATGATTATGATATATTTATGTATACTGAAGATGATATATTAATTCCAAATGAAGCACTTGAGTATTGGTTAACATATAAAGATCATGTTATATCAAATGGATATAATCTGGGATTTTTAAGAATTGAAATTGGAGATGATAAAAAGGAATATACTACAGATAATTGTACTTCACCTGATGGAAAGTTACATCAATATCTGACAAAAACTGTAAATATTCTAAATCGTCCTTATGTTATTAATGATCAGAATCCATATTGCGGATTCTGGATTTATGATAAATCTGAATTTACCAAATTTGTGAATAGTAAATTTTACGATATGCCATTTAATAATATTCAATATGTATATGAATATGGTATTCGTGAGACAAGTGCAGTTGGTTTACATAATTTAACATATAGTTGGTATAAAGGAACTATTATTCCACTTTTGGATAGTAAACTTCATGATGGATCAAAAGTATATCATATGCCAAATAATTATATAGTACAACATCATTTGCCAGGACATTGGCGTATGCATCTATTTGAAGATGTAGTCCAACTAAAATAATATAATCAAGTAGATATGATTTTTACAGAATCAACTGCTATCTATACAACAATACTTGCAGAGATAGCCCTTGCCCTTCACCCTGTTATTATTAAAGAAATTCCTGCATCTCTATCGACACAGTTACTTGCTAGACTTGGAACATATGGTATATTGTCTTTAGCACTGGCAACACCGTCCGAACGTGAGCAAACATGGGGAACAGTTCCAAACTCAATAAATTCATTATTATTGGGTCTTATGAACATAGTTCATATAGCATCAAGCTATATTTCCTATGCACTTCTTCCCGCTGGTTCTGCACTTGCACTCTTCTATACATATCCTTTTATGAATATACTTGCAGGTGTTTTATTTTTAGGTGATACTTTTTCATGGTCAATTTTTCCTCTTTTAATTCTAGCATTTGTGGGTGTTCTATTAATTTCATATTCTACTAAAGAACAGGATGTTGAAAAACCGAATTCTATACAAGATTATCCGAAACAGTTTCAAGGCGTTGCATGGGGTATTTTGATGGCATTATTATCTGCTGTTACAGAAACATTGATATTTTTAGTTGCAAAAGTACCACGTGGAGCACATACACCATGGCTCTCAATGTCTAGGCTCTATCCAGGTGCTTTACTTGCATTTGTTGGATGGTTGTTATATAAAAAGGAACCTATTCAAACTGATCTTAAAATATGGACACCCCTATTACTCTTTAATATTTTTATAGGATTCTTAGGGTATTCTTTACGATTCTTTAGCATACCTTTGTTACCAACTGCAATATTTAGTATTCTAACATTTATAGGTGTAGTTGCAGGATATTCATGGGGTCTCATCTTTTCGAAGGAAGTACCAAATATGCAATCATTATTGGGTGCAGGACTTATTACTGGATCATTAGGAATTTTAAACTGGATGAAAAATTGAGGAACTTCATCGTGTAGATCTTTGGAAAAAAAATGGAGGACTACACACATTGGTATCGCCTTGAGATTCAAGTTATGAATTCTGAAAATGTATTAGGATACAAAAACGAAGTAAATAGGACTGATGATAATGCTGGATATGATTGTTACTGTGCAGAATCATTTACATTTGCTAATATTAAATCTGGCATTCTAGTACCACAAGGTATCAAAGCACGCTTAGTACGTATTGATGCAAAAACAAACAAGGAACGAGACAGTCACTATTGGCTCGTTCCACGTTCTTCTATCTTTAAGACTGGTCTACATATGTCCAATTCAGTTGGAGTCATTGATAGGACATATAGAGGAGAACTCAAAGCTCCACTCTTTGGTGAAGGAGCTGTCATGAAGGGAGATCGCGTTGTTCAAATTGTTGCTCCAGATATGGGTTGGATTCGTGAAGTTCGAGTTGTTGATTCACTTCCTGATACTGTGCGAGGTGAAGGAGGCTTTGGATCGACTGGTAAGTAGTTCCTCTTCAAATAGTATCAATTGCTGTAGAAATCTATCTGTGGTAAGAATAGGTCTAGTTTTTATTTCAGTTCGAAGACGATTTAATAGAGTATTAAATGAATCAGATGTCCTTTCAAGTGCAATTGCACATGCTATTATAGCACTACGATTTGAACCCATATAACAGTGTATATATACATTTGAGGCATCTTTTATGAATTCTTTTACATCTTCAAGATACATTTTTAGTATTGGAAAATTATCTTGATCATAGGATGGAAAGTGACGAAATTTACAGAGAATACGTGCACGCGTACTTGTAGATGATTCAAGTGTGTCAAGATTAATTATATGAGTCATTCTGTGTATACAATCCTCTGTAAACGTATAATCATAGGGTCCAAACCATATTCCTGGACAAATTTCATAAATTTCATCGCTCATGACTAGTTAAAAATAGTCATGAGTGATTAAGCCGATGCAAAGGATGTATGTTTTTTACTCTCCATATGTCTCTTCTTTTGATATTGTTGGTAAGAGCCTCCACATTCACACTTTGTAATTTCGCGATCTTTTGCAATGCGTTCCTCTTTCTTTTTCTGTTTTTCCTCTTTCTTCTTTGCAATTTCCTCTGCATGTGTTTCCAAATACTCTGCACGCTTCTTACGTTGCCATGCAAGTTTTTGCTCTGCAATCTTCTCTTTGTGCTCTTCTTTGTATTTTTTACTCTGTTCTAGTTCTTTCGCTTTGTTTTTTTCATATTTTGCTTTGCGTGAAGTTTTCACCCATTCAGGATGTTCCTCTGCATACTTCTTTGAATATTCTCGACGCTCTTCTGCATGCTCTTTACGATATTCTGCGTGATATGCGTCGACTTTTTCTTTGTTAACTACTGTATAAAAGCGATGTTCTTCTATAATATCTTCTTTATGATCTTCATAATATTTTTTCATTTTTTCTTGTAATATTTCTTTATTTTCTTTATAATATACCTCATTCTTCTCTTTTTTGGCTTCTTCAGATAGAAATGCAGATCGTGTATTTAGACATAGTGGATCTTTTTTAGATAAATTTATAAAATGCTCTTCACGTTCTAGTAATTCTTTTTTACTATCACATGGACAACTTTCTATTAATTCAATACGAATATCATTAATTGGGATTGTTTCAAAATATTTATAATGACTTGTAGCTTTTCCATTAGTTATAACATGTTTATGGTGTGAAAATCGTGTTGATAATGTAGTTGATGTTGATCCTATATAATAATGTCCATCTTTAGCAATAAGTTTGTAGATCTTTCCATTGTCATAGTCAATAGGCATTTTTTGTCCTAAATATTTATATTATTTATACTTTAAGTTGATTGCGATCAAATTTATAGTTTCATATCGTCGATATCAGTATCCCAAAAAGTTAAGACGTTATCTACGTGGATCTGATGAACTGCCATGACATCTCTTTACATATCATTTCCCACGTCTTATCTTGAATAATAAGCTTCTCACGATTCTTGAGACGTGTAAAACAAGGTAAAAATTCATCCATCTCAAGAAGCTCACAAAACTTATAGAGAACATACGCATACGATAAAAAGTTTCGTCGACCCTTAGGCATATATTTTTTAAATGCAGGTTGAATTTCACGAAACATATGACGTAACTTCTCTTCATCTTCACGACTCATAAAAGGTGCATTTTGTCCATTAAGCCTATTAATAATATGTGGAATATGTTCGTAATATTTAGATTTACCCATACTGCGTAAAATTTCACGCAATTTATCTTTCTTAAGTGTGGACATGTTTGTAATTCTCTCCTTTTTGAGACGAAGTAGAATCTGATCATAGATCTCTTGAGGAATATCTGTACTCTCTTTTGCCTGGAACTGTGCAAGCCATTCATTAAAGTGATTAATCTTCTTATAGGCATAGTATGCAACTTCACGAGGAGGATCCTTATAAGAAGGTTTATCTGAGTCCACTAAAATATGCTCTTGATTTCCACATTTCGGACATGTTAGTACAGCTTCATTCATACACATAGTCATTTCTGTTTCACACATTTCACAATGCGTCCATTCATCTTCTGTTATGAGTTCATCTTGATACACCAATGATGGATCCTCTACAGATAAATATTTATTTAAAAGATCATTTCGTTGTAAAACTTTCTCTTTTTTTGGAATATGTTCTGTTGGCTCCACAACTGTGTTTTTTCCAAATTCTTCTAATTCTTTAGCCTTTATTTCATCTTTAGCAATATTATCTAATATTGCAAGAATACTCCCTGGTTTTATTCTCGCAGACTGTTTATTTACATTCGTACCATTTTGTATTTTTTCTTGTATATCATAATAATCATACAATATTTTTCCAGATCGAAGATAATAGTCCATAATTTCATCATCATTTTCAAGTTGTTTAATCTTTTTTTGTAAACTTTCAACCTGTTGTTCTAATCTCCAAATTTCAACATCTGATGTAGTTTCTCGAAGTTTTGACTCAAGTACCGCTATCTGTTGCTTATAATCTTCTATTTTTGTTTTTTCTTCCAATAATCGATTAATTTTTTTATTGTGAATAGCGTCTAACGTGGAGCGTGCTTCCGGATTATTCTGTTTTGAAGATTTTACTTTAAAAAATGTGCTTTCAGACATTTAATTGGATTATACAATACAAACAATGAATGTTTAAACTGATTCTTATGTATACATTTTTTGTGAAATTTTATTTAGCCAAATTTTTTTTGTCAACTCAAGATATAAAATGACAGGTGGTGGTTTAATGCAACTTGTAGCTTACGGCGCCCAAGACGTTTACCTAACGGGTAACCCTCAAATTACCTTCTTCAAGGTCGTCTACCGCAGACACACTAACTTCGCCATGGAGTCCATTGAAAACCCCTTCAATGGTGCCCCCAACTTCGGCAAGAAGGTTACCTGCACGATCCAACGCAATGGTGATCTCATCCACCGCATCTACCTACAAGCCACCCTACCCCAGGTCACCCTACAACCCCAAGACGGTTCTGGTGCCCAATTCCGCTGGCTCAACTGGGTTGGCCACAATCTCATCTCCTACGTTGAGCTCGAGATCGGTGGTCAACGCATTGACAAGCACTACGGTGACTGGCTCCAGATCTGGAATGAGCTCACCCAAGAGGCTGGCAAGCAAGCTGGTTACGCCAAGATGGTTGGTAACGTCCCTGAACTCACCAACGTCATCATCCAAGGTGCCCCTGGTTGCGACAACGAATGCTACCCTGGTGCCCCCTCTGTCTCTGAGAAGGTCTCCAGCTGCACCCCCATGTACACTCTATATGTGCCTCTACAGTTCTGGTTCTGCCGCAACCCTGGTCTAGCCCTCCCCCTCATTGCCCTCCAATACCACGAAGTCCGCATTAACCTCGAGTTCAATGCCCTCAACAACCTCTGCTGGGATCTCTGCACTGGCTCTGACCCCCACTCTGTCCGCAACCGCGTCGCCCAAACTGGCCTCGCCGCTGCCTCTCTATACGTCGACTACATCTACCTCGACACTGATGAACGCCGTAAATTCGCCCAAGTCTCCCACGAATACCTCATTGATGTACTCCAATTCACGGGTGGCGAATCCATCACCTCCAGCTCCAACAAGCTCAAACTCAACTTCAACCACCCTTGTAAGGAACTCATCTGGGTCGTCCAACGCGACTCCTATGTCTCCTGCGATGACGCTGTCATCAACCCCTACTTCGGCCAACAGCCCTTCAACTACTCTGACTGGTGGGACCGCTCTTGCTTCGAGTCTGGTTACTCCGTCACTCGCGTTGAAGGTATGGCTGGACGCAACCCTGTCATTACTGCCCTCCTCCAACTCAACGGCCACGATCGCTTCCAAGTCCGTGAAGGCTCTTACTTCAACTTGGTCCAACCTTACCAACACCACACCAACATTCCTTGCGTTGGTATTAACGTCTACTCCTTCGCTCTCCAACCTGAGCAACACCAACCCAGCGGTACTTGCAACTTATCTCGTATCGATAACACCACGCTCCTACTCACGGTCTCCAACAATTGCGTTGGCCTCGACAAGAGCTCCACGGTCCGCGTATACGCCACGAACTACAACGTGCTACGTGTGATGTCTGGTATGGGGGGACTTGCTTACTCGAATTAAAGATTGGGTACACAAATCGTCTGTATTTTGTGGTATGTTGTATATTTTAATAAAATTGACAAGTAATTAAGTAGTTTAAAGCATTATATAATGTACATAATAGAAATTGGGTACACTATACAATGACAACTGAATTATCAAAAAATGAAATTATTATTCCATGTAATATTGAAAAATGTAAATGGATTTCACTAGATAATGGATATTGTAAACGTCATCAACGCGTTTATCAGTATAATCAATTAATTTCAAGTGGAAAAAATCTATGTAGATTCTTCTTTCGTGGATGTAATAATGAAATTGATAAAGAAACAAAGACCTGTAAAGATTGTATTAATAAAAAACACATTGATAAAAAGAATTGTGGACATGAAGGATGTAAAAATTACGTAAAAGGCACTGAGTACTGTGGAAAACACATACGTGATATATATTATGATAGGCAAATTGAAGAAGGTATTAAATTTTGCGATATAGCAAGGGGATGTTTTACAGTCTGTGATGAAGGATTTGCATCTTGTAAAGAATGTTTAGAAAAAAGTAGAAAAAAAGAAAACAAAGTATTTATAAATAGAAAAAAATTAAATATTGCCCTTAAAGAGTTAAATTCAACAGACAAATCAATATGCGTTGATTGTGGTAATGAATTTAATAAATTTCT